CCCCATACTGCAACTGCATCTGCGTTAGGATAGTATTCACTTACTTTTGCTTTGTAGTCATTCAATGTGACCAATCTATTTTGTGATGTGTAGAATTTTGTTGCCTTAAACTTAATAGATTCTATATCTTCTTTCTCTGAACCACCAGATGCGTTAGAAAGTGTTGTAATCGTTGCATTTGAAAATCCATTGATAGAGTCTTTCATGGTAAATAACTTTGCGCCATCAGCGTGTATATCGTCTACAGTGATATATGTTGCACTGATTAAGTCTCCATCTACTAAACCTTTACCTAATACATCATCACCAAAGTATATCTCTAAGAATCCTTCTTCGTTTTCTTGTGCATAGAATACACGAGATGAACTTGTGATTGTTGATACTTCTGTAGATAATGTATACTTAGATACAATACCATTTGAGTTGACTGATACTTCTAATTTAGACCTATCAACTCTTGCATTTGATAAAACAAACTTAGAGTTTTTGATTTGTCTGTCATATATGAATGTATCGGTTGCATATGTTCCTTGAATCAACTCTACATTTGCATAAACAAATCTAGTTCCTTCACTTGTTGGTTTGATTGATGTTGGAACTACAAAATTATATGGTTGTCCATCAAATACTGTTTGAAAGATTGCACCTCTTGGAAGTGTCATATCGTTTTGTGTTGGAATTGAACCATCTGCATTTCTAACATTACTCAATGTCATTTCTACGATAGCTTTAGATGCAGTTTCAGATGCAGGAGTAAATCCTAAATCTTTTGCACGACTCACAACATTCTTTCTTAATTGTGCAGAATCTAAAAATAATTCTGATGCAGCTATATTACTATTGACTGCACCGATATGTGATGCATATGAGAGTAAGTCAATAAGGATTGACATTGTTGACCCCTCAAAGTCATAGTCTTTTAATTTATCTTGTCCTTTGAGATAGTTTTTTAGATTATCACTAATACCTTCAAAGTCTAGTTCAGTGATATTTAAGTTTGAACTTTTTACTGCCATTTTATCTTACCCTACTTACATTGAATTCAACTCGTCTTCCTGATGCTTCACCTTTTACAACATACCCAATATTAATGTTTATTGCATTTGGATTTGTATCATTATCAACAAACACTGTGACATCATCTACTCTTGGTTCAAAGTCTTCTATTACTTTCTTTAACTGTTTATTAAATCGTCTTACTCTACGACTTGTATTTAATTCAAACAATAAGTTTCTTACACCACCACCTAAACTAGGTTTGAATGGTCTTTCGTAATAGTTTGTTAGAACAATATTCTTTACTGACCTTTTGATTGCATCCGTGTCTGACTTAACTGTTATGTCTTTTGTTATAGGATGTGGATTCAAAAACAAATCTAAATCTGAGTATTTACTTTTGTTTGAAACTATCTTTGATTGTGAAACTAAGTCTGCCATAAAACTATTTATATACTTTACAAGTCCTTTTTACATTCTTATAATAGAAATACTTGCACCAGTTGATGGTGCAGAGTTGAATACAACATTATTACCTGATATTGTGTAATCACCCAGTCCTAATATTCCTAGTGTTTTCTTTTGTCCATCAACAAACACATGAGTTGCACCACCCTCTGATGGTAAACTATATGTGTCGGTTGAACCATCACCATCTGCAATCTCTACATCCTTTGATGTCATATCTTCAACTACTCTATCAAACAATCCTGAGTTGGATGCAGGTTTACCTTTGGATGAACTATTAATTACACCACCGATTGCAGGTAGTGTAATTGCAATACCAAAAGGCATACCGATTAATTTTAAAATATCACAGAATGTTAAAAACAAAGGTTTGAATAATGCACTCAATCCAATTGCACTTAGAAACTTCTTAATAATTTTTACCCATGCAAAGAATATCTTTTTATGCCAGTTCAATTTAAAGTCTTCAAGTTCTAGTGATAAATCTGCAATAGCTTCTTCAACACTTTCAGTTGTAGATTCTATCTTTCCACCTATGATTGCTCTCAAGTCATATCCAAAAATGTTTAACTTCTGAATCGCCTCTAAGACTTGTTCATTAAACTTTTGTCTTTCATCTAAAAGTCTCTTTTCTACTTCTGCTCTTTTTATCTGAAGTTCTTCTCTTTCATTTAAAAGTGCTTGTCTTTCTGCAGATGATAATTTATCATCTTCTAATTTTTTATTAATCTCTTCTATTCGTTTATCAATAGTTCCAATCTCACCTAAGAATAATTTTTCTAGTTCTTTGAATTTATCTTTGAAACTTTGTATTGCACTTTGGATTAATGCACCTACATCTAAACTTAAAATATCTTTTAACTCTGAGAATGGTAAATTAGGTAAACCTAACAAGTCCCAAATCTCATCAAACAAATCTATAAGTTTTTGAAAGGCTGCAACATGCCAGTTTTGAATATACTTCTTTACTTCTGTTTTTAAATACTTGAATGCAATCTTAGCTTTTGCTTCAGGGTCTAATACACCAAACTCTCCGTCAAATTGTCTGAACTCTTCAGGAACTAAACTAAAAAATTTATCTACTAACTTGAGTCTTAAATCTTCTAAGTTTAAAATATCTCCATTAAGTTTTGCAATCTGTTCTTCAATCTTTGCTTTTTCTTCTGCAGATAGATTGGGGTCAGTTAGTTTTTCTTTTAACTTTGCGATCTCATCATATTTCTGATTGATTTGGTCTAAGAATTGTTTACCTGACATTTGGTCTATAAGTTCTTGTTGATATGAAGGTGAAGTGACTAATTTTAATATATCAACTGACAATCCCATTATAGGAATTGTAAATGATATAGGAACTAACTTACTAACTATCTCTGAAATCTTAATAGGAATAAACATATGAAACTCCTGAAGGAGTTCAGTGAATGCATCCCGTGCCTCTTTTTGAAAGTCTCTAGTTCTTCCATCTGATTTCCACCAAGGTGAAAGTGCAGATGCAAGTGTATCAATAAAATCTTCTATCTGTTTTATGACATCATTGATTTCTTTTCTCAATGTTCCCATCAAGACACTTTCAACATATGTCTCTGCAATAGATATCTGTTCTTCTATACTTGCTCTTTCTTCTGCAGATAGATTAGGGTCTTTGAGTTTTTCTTTGAGTTTGATTATCTCTTCTCTTTTCTCTGCCTTCATCTCCTCAAGTTTTGCATCTAACTTGCCAGGCAGAGATGCAATCTCATTGAATGCATTTATCAAATCTGCCTTAGTAGGTAATGAAAATATATCTCCCTCAGGACAAGGGAAAGACGAAGGTATACTTTCTTCTAGAGGGACAACCATTAGAATATAACTTTTCTTGCACTTAGTCGGATGAATCTTGCACTTCTAAGTGTCATGTTTTTACCTGATTCAATATCCATCTTTCCTGCAACATCAATCTTACCATCTCCATATGCAGTGACATCAACATCTCCATCTGCATGAATCTTTGCATCACCACCAATATGGACATTACACTTCCCACTGATTGCAACACTATTCTCTCCTGCAATGACTTCATAATTACTTCCGACTATTCTAGTTATTTCATTTCCTTCATGGTCTATCTCATGAAAAGTTCCTGTTCTGTGTTCGTATGATATTCTTTCTGCACCGAAAGTGTCATCAACTTCTAAGAAGTGTCCACTCTCTGTAAACATAGTTTTGTTGTATGGGTATTTTGGATTCTGTCTCATCCCCATATCTCTTGCACTCTTTCCGAAATATCTAGTTCCTCTAAATCCATCAAATGGTGGTAAGTCTCTATCTTTATATTCTCCACCTTTACCATCGTTGTGTTCACCTCTTGCTCTTTCATCATAGTCTGACTTGTCAAAGTATAGTGGATACAAACCTCTGAGTTCTCCTGATTGAGGATTTTTAATTTTCTCTTCTAATTCTTCATTGGTTAATTCTGTAATCGTTGTTCCTTTACCTGTGTAATCAATATCAATTTCTTTTGGAAGTCTTGGTGCTTCATCTAGTGTAAGTGTTAATCCCCAACCTCTTCTTGGTTCATGTTGTGGGTTAGGGCCATCAGGTGTTCCTTTGTAATCTGAAAGAAAAATTCTTCTTGGGTCATTGAAACCTCTAGATGATGTTCTTCCTAGTTGTTCACCTTTTGGTGCAGTGATTCTACTTCCTTGTTGAGGATAACCTGCAGTTGAACCAAAGACAACAAAGTCTTGCATCTCACCATCTCTAAAGAAACCTGCAACTGTAGAACCTTCAACTAATCCGTGTTGTGTTCCGATACCTGATAATGATGCAGATGTAGTTGGATGTATTACCTGTGACCATGGAAGGTCAGGTGTTGAAAGTAATTGTTTGTCATCAGAGTGTATCTGATGTATACGAACACGAACCCTTCCTATCTTGAGTGGGTCATCTCTGTCTTCTACTATTCCATAATATATGTTAGTCATCGTAGTCTTCCTGTGAGAATTTATCTTCTAATGGTTTGACATCTTCTATTCTTCTTGCATATGATTCTGCAACACCTTCAATATATAAAACTCCCTGATTGGTAAGTGGACTTCCATTGAAACAAATATGTGTTATCAAATATCTTTGGTCATCTAACTCATTCTTTTTACCTTGTTGTGATAAAGGTTCTGCAGGTGGTAAGTTTAATTTAATAACATTTCCACAAGATAAATCAGTTCTAAAAGGAATAGTCATCTTAACTCTGTGTTGTTGTAGTAATTGTAATAAAGATTGTCTTTCTAATTTAGCTGCACTTTTATTTACCACACCTGACATAATCTCATCTGCATCTACTTCACTATTATTATCAAAGGAGTGTGTCATAGTGTAATCAGGTAAAACAAAAGAATCAAATTGTTTATTTGGTGCAAGGTCTACATCTTTTTGTGTCACTGGTGGTGGTTCTGCTTCATCTATCTGATTCTCTGCAGTTAAAAAGTATTCGTATTCGTCATTAAAGATGAGAGGTTCTGCAGATACATGTTTACTTTTTTTCCATGTCTCTTCCATATCATAAACATAATCTGCTTCAATCTTTCTAACTGGGTCATACACTTTAGTAAGAGATGCATATGCACCACCCATAGTTCCAGTAAGTGTATTAAAAGTTTGAGGTGATGTAAATGCTAACAATTGAGTGTTCGTTCCACCCTCTGCATTTAAATCATAATCTTCTAAGTCTGTAGATGTTCTAGGTGTCATGGAGAATGTTAATGGAAACTCATCTTCAAACATTTCATTGATAGGTTTAAATCTAAATCCACCACCCACTGTATTATAGAAGAACATACTGTTCTCATATCCATCTCTATCCTGACTTGCATTATTTACTAAATGGTCTATGACTCTACTTACTGTTCTGTTTGGTGCAATGTATCTTATATTATTTGGAGATGTTTCAGTCCAAGTGTCAAACTCTTCTACTGGTATCTTTGCCCAGTTGACTAAAATATTTTCTAGTATGTCATCGTATGAACCACTAAAGACTTGACTCAATCTTTTTCTCATACAATTAAATGCTCTAGGTTCCACCAATTTCAATACCATGGTTTGTGTAGATAATTTATCGGGAACTCTATTCTTATGTTCTACTGCATACACTCTAAAAGTTTTATCAATTGTGAATTGTTTTTCTGCAACCTGACCCGTTCCTTCTTTCTGTTTCAAAGATATACGAACAAACTCTTGTCCACTGAAACGATAGTTATAAGGTAAGTCTTGTCCATCTAATATACCCATCTCTGCAGTGCAGAACTTATCAAATA